GCGGGATGGCTTATTTTGAGTGGTCCTGTCCCGATGATCTGGACCCATGCGCGGCCGGATCCTGGGAGCACTATCACCCCGCCTATGGCATCACCATCGGGGTGGCCCAGATGAGATCGGCCCTCGAGGAACTCGGGCCCGCCGGCTTCGCTCGGGCCTATGGCAACCGCTGGCCCGATGGGATGGGCGCGGCCGCTTCCCCGCCGAAGATCCCCCCGGGCCGCTGGGCCGCCGTACAGGTGCGCCCGATCACCGCGGTGCCGGCCGGTGTCACCGTGGCGCTGGGATTCGACACCGACCGGGACCGCTCGAGCGGGGCGATCGCGGTGGCCTGGCGCGACCGTGGCCGGCTTCACTGTGAGCTGGTGGAGGTGCGCGGCGGTACGGGGTGGATGGCGGATCGGCTGGGCGAACTCTCGAGCCGCTATAGCCCGGTGGGGATCGGCTACCCCGCCGATTCCCCCGCCCTCGACATCGCGGACACCCTGGCCACCTCCGGGGCGCCGGCCGCCGCCATCCGCGGCCGGGATTGGCCGGCCGCGTGTGCCGGGTGGCTGGCCGCGATCAATGAACGCCGGATCCTGGTGGGGGAGCACCCCGCCCTGGCGGCCGCGGCGGAGGTGGCGCCCGGGCGCGATAGCGGGGACGGCGGATGGGCCTGGGCGCGGAGGGGCGCGGTGGCGTCCATCGCGCCGGTGGTGGCCGCCACGGCCGCGTGCTGGGCCCTCGAGCACCCCGCCACCGGTGAGGTGGCGAACTGGTCCGCGTTCTAAGGTGGCCATGTTCCGCCGCGGGCCGGTAGGCGTGAGCACCTGACTCCGCTAACGGTGCCCCTCGAGCCGGCCGAGAAACTAGGCGCTTCCCCGCAGGGCCCAGACCGGAAACCGCTAGGGGTGACAGTCGGGAAGGAAAAGACCGACCATGGCCCAGGGCCGGGGCCTACGCTTAGGCCCTAGTGCCGCTTCCGTGGAAACGCCAGAAGCCCGCCAGTACCCCGCTGGGTGTGGCTGGGGGCGCCGCGCTGGCACCGATGGGGCCCGGGCCCGGTACGGGGATCAGCGGGGATGTGGAGGGATTTCTGGACCTCTGGCGCCGGCGATCCGAACAGGACGCCATTAACGCCGGCTTCCCGATAGGGGGGCCCGGGGGGTGGGCACCATGGGTGTCCGAATGGCAAGCCCGCCAGGTGCCGGCGCTGACCGCGGGGATGCGCCTGATCTCGGGGGTGGTGATGCAGCTCCCCCTACGCCAAAAGCGCGGGGATGAGGTGATCGATCCCCCCGCCACCATTATCGAGAATCCGTCCCCGGGCCCGAATCGGACCACGGCCGATTTCGTGGATGAATACACCTCCGATGTACTGCTGTACGGGAACCATGTGTCCCTGATCGGGCCCACCGATTCCACCGGCTGGCCCACCATGTTGATCCCCCTCGATGTGACCCAGGTATCGGTGGCGCGGGATCCGAAAACCTGGCAACCGATCTATGCCCTCGAGGGGATCGACGATCCCCTACCGGCGGATCGGGTGTTCCACGTGGCCATAGACAAACGTTCCGGGGAGTTACGCGGCCGGGGGGTACTCCCCACCCTGAGCGGTGCCATCCACGCCGCCCTGGCGGCCGATTCCTACGCCGGCCGGTACTTCGATGAATCGGCCGTGCCTTCGGGTGTCATCACCGACACCCGCCCGAATCTCACCCAGGAACAGGCCACCGAACTCAAAACCAAGTGGATGCAAGCAGTCAGTGGGACCAGGGCGCCGGTGGTCATCCCGGGGAGCACCAGCTTTCAACCGCTGGCCACCGATGCCGATAAGGCCCAGTTGGTCCAGGCCCGCCAGTGGGACGCCACCATGGTGGCCATGATCCTGGGCGTGCCCCCCTTCCTTCTCGGGATCGAAACCCAGCGCCACACCTATACCAACGCGGAAAACGAATTCGGGCGCTTCGTGTCCACCACGATCCTTCGGCTACTCCGCCCCCTCGAGCAGCAGCTATCCCTCCAATGCCTACCCCGGGGGAACACCGCCGAATTCTGGACCGGGGCGTTACTCCGGGCCGACACCTCCACCCGCGCCGCCGCCGCGGTCCAGCTCTTCGATGCCGAGATCATCACTCAGGCCGAAGCGCGCACCCTGGCCGGCTTCCCCTCCGAAGGTGGGCCGGCCGAAGATGTGGCCGCTCCCGCGAGCTCTAACGCGCCCCCTCCCGCGAGCTCGAGCGCGCCCACCCCTCCCACCAGCGAAAACGCCGCTCCCTTGTCTCTAGTGGAGGTGTGACCCATGCCACTCGAAACCCGCCTGTTTGCTTCGGCCCTGCACGTGCGCGACGAAGCCGACGCCGCCGGCGACGGCCGCACCCTGGTGGGCCTGGCCGTGCCCTTCGACACCGAGATCGAGGTATCCGATCTGTGGGACGACTACACCGAGGTGTTCCGGCGCGGCGCCTTCGCCAAGACCATCACCGACCGGGCGCGGCCGGTGCCGCTATTGGACCACCACCAGCGCCGCGCCCTGCCCATCGGAAAATCCACCCACCTCGAGGAAACGGCCGCCGGCCTGGAAGTGGAATTCCACCTCACCCCCGGGGTGCAGCTCGCGGACGAAGCCCTGGCCCTGGTCCTCGATGACGCGATAGGGGGGCTCTCCATCGGATTCGAGCCGATCGCGCACCTCGAGGTGCAGGGATCCCACCGCGATCCGCCGGCGAATCGCACCCTGGTGGAACGCACGGAGGTGGCGCTTCGGGAAATCTCGATCTGCAATTTCCCCGCCTTCGCTTCGGCCGGTGTCACCGGGGTGCGCGACGCCACCGGGCGCCACCCTTCCCTGGCCGCCCTGGCCACCGAACGCGGCCGGCTGGATACCGCCCGGGCGGTGGTGTTGGACCGCTGGGGGCGTGTGGAGCGGTGCCGGTGAGCACCGACCTACTCCGGCGCGCGCTGGTGCTGGCCGCCGCGGTGGCCGCCATTGTCCTGGCGCTGGTGGTGCTGATCGGCACGCCGAGCAATCCGTTCGATCTCCTGGCCGGTGCGGGGATCGCGGCCGGCGCCGGCCTGGCCGCGCTCTTACTTTGACCTACCCCGCCGCCACCTTCCACCGCCTTCCCCCGGGCACCGACACCGGGGAGGTGACCTGTGCGGAGTGTGGCCACACCTGGGTCACCACGCCCGATCAGGACCGGCTACTGGCCGAGATCTTCGAGCACCAGGCCACCCACGTGCGGCCGCCTACGGGCGCCGCGCCCTCATCCACCGATCCCGCCATTTCCACGCGCTAGCCTTCGCGCTTGTTGGGCCGGCCGGCCGGCCGGAGCCGCTCGAGGGAAACCCCGGGCCTGCCACCACCGGTGCCACGTGAGCCACCCAGGGAAAACGAAATCCTCGAACCCTGGAAGGTGAACCATGCCCATTTCCCTGGTGGATGTGCTCAGGCAATCCATTGATGAGATCCACGGCCGGATGAACGCCATAGAAGCCGGCGCGGTGGCCGATCAGCGCGACACGCTCAATGACGTGGAACAGACCACGTGGGACGAACTCCGCACCGAAGTGGAGAACAAAACGGGCCGGCTGGAATTGCTGGTATCCCGCGGGGAACTGGACGCCCGCGCCGGCGAAATGATGGGCCGGATCCGCGCCGGCGCGCCCTCGAGTGAGCCCGATCCGCTGGGCGGATCATCCGCCTTCCCCTACCGCACCCCGGGGGAATACGTGATGGGGTACATGCGAAGCCGCCGTGGGGATGCCGGGGAGGGGGCCCGCTTCACCCGGGCCCTGGCCGATGTGACCACCGCGCAGACTCCGGGCCTGGTGCCGCCACAGGTCACCGGGGACATTCTCGGGGCGTGGCTGGCCCAGCGCCCGGCGGTGGACGCCATGACCAAGCCGCCGCTCCCCCCGGTGGGGATGGAGGTGCAGCGCCCGCATATCTCCCAGCACGCGGACGTGTCCCTGCACGCTGAGAAAACGCCGGTGGCATCACAAGCGTTCCACCTCGATCTCACGAAGATCCCGCTTACTTCGTGGGCCGGCGGGGTGGATGTGGCGTGGGAGCTGGTAGAACGCTCGAGCCCGAACGCCCTGGACGTGGTGTTCCAGGATCTCGTACGCGTCTACGCCCGCAAATCCGATGCCGGCGCCTGGGGCGGGATCGCGGCCAACATCGTGGGGAACACCGTGGCGTGGGATGGCACCGCCGCCACCATCGTGGCCGCGCTCACCGAAGCCGCGGTGAAGATTGCCAGCACCTCAGAAGAAAGCGTGTGGCCCGATACCGCGTGGCTGGGCCTGAACGCCTACGGGGCCCTGGCCGCCCTGGTGGACACCACCGGGCGCCCGCTGTTCCCCAACCTCAACCCGGTAAACGCGTTGGGCACCGCGGACGCGGTGGGGAACATCTCGAGCCTGTACGGCCTTCGCGCGGTGGTGGACACCCAGATACCGCCTAACACCTTCGCGGTGGGGAACTCCGAGGAAGTGGAGTTTTACGAGACACCGGGCGCGCCGGTGCAGCTCTCCGTAGTTGACGTGGGGGTGGCCGGCTACAACGTGGGCGTTATCGGGATGTTCGCGTGTGCCGCGGTGGATCCGGCCGCCTTCTGCAACATCGGGCCCATCACCGGCGCCGCCGGTGCCGAAGCCGGCGCCTCGAGCGGTGGCGCGAGCCATACCAAAAAGAACGGGGCCTAGCTGATGGCCCTGCCGGCGCCCGTAGGCACATGGCTGACCGTGGATGAATACAAGGCATACGCGCGCATCGATGGATCCGACACCACCGATGACGCCGCCATCACCGAAGCGGTGAATTCATCCATGGAAACGATCCAACTACGGGCGCCGGCGGCCTTCGCCCTCGATCCGGCCACCGGCGATCCGCTGGGCCCTGTACCGGGCGCGGTGCACCT